AGGGAGTTATACATGCGACTCCGTAGGGGTGACATTACGCAACAACAATTTGATATACAAACAGAGGCTAATCGGTTTGAACGTGAGAATCAGGATGCTGTTCTAACATACCAACGAGAGCGGTTAGAAATACAGAATCGGTATGCTGAGAATGTACAAAAAATTGCTGACCTCGAAATATCACATCAACAAAAACTACGAGAGTTAGAACAGAAACGCGTTGATGATATGCGTAACGCAGCGCAACGAATTGCTGACCAGGGCTATACACCAACCACTCCGACTACTCCGACTACTCCGACTACATCACGTCCTAATACTCGTCGTGAGGTTACGATACAGAGTCGTGGTGCAGTGAATCCACTGTTATACCTACCACGAAATGCACCAGGTATTACTGTATCTCCGAGTGCTGAAAATGTTAACTGGAGTCAGGTTGGTACACGGCATGGGATGTTAGGCGGTATCAACCGTCGTCCATTGCCACCCAATAGGCAGGTAGACAATAGCAATAGGCAGGTGGACAGTACCAATGGCGTACCCGTATCGTTAGCGGCACGCGGTGTTAGTCAGGTACAACAACTATTTGCATTAGCGCAGGGCAGTAATAGATTCAGTCCATTCAACCAGGCAACCAGTCAAATTGACCTAGCTAATCTGGAGACTGGTCTATTCTCGACCAACGCATTCGACCAACTCCGTTATGGTGGGTTTTCGGGATATGCGCCATTTCGTAATCCATCCATGTTTGGACAATACGGTGATGTTAGTTTTGCTGGACTAACACCATATCCACAACAGATTATGGGTGTTGGTCTACAGACGGCGCAGACCAATTTACAAACATCGCAGTTTTCATCACGGTTCAATTATCCTAGTGACCTAACTAATCCACAGACTGGCGCATTAGCTACGATGCAACAAGAGTTTGACCTAGCAATGCGGCGGTTCCAGCTAGAACAACAATATGGACAGGTTACTACAGACAGGTATCTAAAAGCTGAGGAGGCAGCTAGGCTAGAGTCACAAACGCTCGAAGCTGCCAATCAAAAACTACAGGTAGAAATTGAGTCAGGTAATTATCAGGGTCAGACGTTGGAGAGTCTCAGGTCAGAGTTAACAATAAACAATGAGAAAATTGGACAATTGCAACAACTCCCTGGGCTAGTGTTACAAACATCACAGGCACAACAGCAGAAATTAGAATTAGTTCAGATGGAGCGACAGCTACAGGTTGACATTGCAAACATCATCAGTACCAACATTTCGCAGGGGATAATGAATTTAATCACTGGCTCCCAGAGTTTGGGCGAGGTGTTAAACGATGTAGTGATGAATATCCTAAACCAAATGCTCCAGAAATTTATCGAAATGGTTGTTCAGGCTACCATCCTCAAGGGCCTTATGGCGGCGTTTGGTGGCGGTGGTGGTGGACTATTTGGTGGATTGTTTAGTTTTCTAGGGTTTGCTAACGGTGGCATTATGACAGGAGATGGGGCATTGCCGCTCCAACGTTATGCAAGAGGCGGCATTGCACGGTCTCCACAACTAGCAATGTTTGGTGAGGGTAGTAAACCAGAGGCATATGTCCCACTACCTGATGGACGGTCGATACCAGTCACAATCAAGGGGTTCGCTAATGGTGGCATATATGATCCTGTGACGTCTGGGCAATTTGACAATGTATGGGATTTCATGTATCGATATTTCAAAGGGATGCCTGATAGTGAAACATCACGTAGATATCGCTCGGATGCAGGATACCGTGACACCGTTGATAAATTGATTAACGAGTATATTGGTGTTCAGTATTCATCCATGATGGACGATGTGCAGGGCGCTATGAATCCATACGCGCTAGAAGAAACGTTGAAAAAATTACGAGAGCAGCAACCTGATCTTTTTGCTGATGAGCAGTTCTCCCGTTATCTGTTAGATCAGGAGGCAGAAACATTTTTTACTGGACGTAATTTAGGCTATTTGCAATCTGCATACGGAATTAGTCCAGATCAAGCATACGGTTGGGCAGCGCGATTACAACGTCAATACATTGAACGGAGATTCAACCAAGAGAAGTACCAACAGAACTACATGGCACGACTGGCTGGCGGTGTCTATGACATGAACTATGAGCCAATTAAAAATCGATTTGCTCCAAACGAATTTCAAAAATCATTAGGCTATGCTATAGAGTACATGCAACCACTACAAATGAACCAGTATGCGGCTGGTGGTATTGCACGTTCTCCACAGTTAGCCATGTTTGGGGAGGGTGCATTACCAGAGGCATTTGTGCCATTGCCAGATGGACGGTCAATACCTGTGTCACTGATGGGTTCTGGTGGTGGTGGCAACCAGACAACTAACGTCAATAACATCTCCGTCAATGTTAGTGCATCTGGAGCCATGCAGCAATCAGATGCAGAACCACAGGGAGATAGGTTGGCTCGTGCCATTACTAGGGCAGTGCAGGAGGAAATCATGAGGCAACAACGACCAGGAGGGTTACTACGATAATGGCTGTGTTTAGCTATATCCCTGACTATGGTGCTGGACGGGCACACACTCCACGGGTGCGGTCTGTTCGGTTTGGTGATGGCTACGAGCAACGGTTAGCGTATGGACTCAATACTAATCTACAGGTGTGGCAGTTATCGTTTAATGCACGAACAGATGTAGAGACTGACAATATCCTAGATTTCCTAGATGCTCGTAATGGCGTTGAGTCATTTGATTGGACAACGCCAGACGGTGTCACTGGTAAAAAATGGGTGTGCCGTCAGTGGCAGAAAAACATGACAGCGTTCAACATCAATAGCATATCCTGCCAGTTCGAGGAGGTAGCTGAACCATGACGACAGGAACATGCCTCGGCGGGTCGTCAACTACAATCAACTTAGCTACCACTGCCAGTGATAATGATTCAGCGTATCGTGGTATGCAGATTGACCTGACGGGTGGTACTGGGTCAGGACAGTCAGCATATATTGCTGGATATCGAATTGATAAAAATGCGAGCGGTTCAATTGTTGGTCGTGTTGTTATCATCGATGGCACATTCAATCCTATCCCTGTCAGCGGTAGCACTACCTATTTAATACAGAGCAAGGCGCAGGCGGAGCTACAGAAATTAGCACCCTCAGCAATCATTGAACTATACCAACTGAAACTATTTTCTAATCTGCATAACAGTAGCGACACATACTATTTTCATGCTGGTGTCAATGGACTAAATGCAAACATGGTATTTAATCAACAGACGTATACACGAATGCCAATTACGTCCGAGGGATTTGAGTATGCTAGTTCTGGTACACTGCCACGTCCACGGCTAACAATATCCAACCTGAGTGACATCGGTACACAGTTGTTGTTGATAGCAAACGGATTTAACGCAGGCAATGACCTAGGTGGGGCGCGGGTAACACGGATTAGAACACTCGCCAAATTTATTGATGCTGCTAACTATCCTGTCACCTATGCTGGCACATACACACAGCCAGGCACAGCGACAGTAACCGTTACTGTAGTTGGGCATACGCTACAGTCGGGCAACAAAATTCATGTGACTCCTACATCAGGCACAGCTACATCTGGACTGCGAACAGTAGTCAGTGTGAATGGCAATGATTTTACATATACCGCTCCTACCGTACTAAATACTAGCGGCAACATTAATATTAGATACAATGCTGATGCTGACCCAAATGCTCGTATGCCAGACGAGGTGTATTTCATTGACCGCAAAACAACAGAGACTCGCGATACTATCCAATGGGAGTTAGCATCAGCATTAGACCTAGCTAATGTGCGAATACCCAAACGTCAGGTGATTGCTAACATCTGTCAGTGGACATATCGTTCTACTGAATGTAGCTATACGGGCACGAATTATTTTAATGCGGAGGATGTGCCAGTCACGTCTGCTGGACAGGATGTATGTGGTAAACGATTGAGCAGTTGTAAAAAACGATTTAGCGGTACACTGCCATTTGGCAGTTTCCCAGGGATAGGACAACGAAAATGATTACCGATCATATCCGTCAGCATATATTGAGCCATATTCAGGATGAGTCACCAAATGAAATTTGTGGACTAATTATCGTGTTTTCTGGTCGTCAACTATACATACGTTGTAAAAACATAGCTGAGAATCCTAGTATTAATTTCGAGATAGATCCGATTGAATGGAAATCTGCGGAGGACAGGGGGCAGATACTAGCAGTGGTTCATAGCCATCCTGGTGATGTTACTCCGTCCGACCGAGATAGACAATGCGCTGATGACGTAGGACTGCCATGGTTGATTGTGAATGGTAATGGTCATGTTTACGAATTGATTCCAGACAGTTATACAAAACTATATGTTGGTCGTGAATTTTGTTGGGGCTATAATGATTGCTGGTCATTAGTATGGGACTGGTATAAATCAGAACTCGGTATACGGCTACCTGACATGGAGCGACCTGAGCCAGACGAATGGTTAGTAAATCCACGTCCGTTTATTGATGCCGCATATCATGGATTTATACGAGTACCGTCTGAGTCCCGTCAATATGGCGACGTGATTGCAATGGCACTAGGAGATAGTCAGCATCCTACCCATGTTGGTATTTATCTAGGCGATGATAGAATCCTCCATCAGGTATATAACCGACTCAGTAGCGAGGATGTATATGATGGATACTGGTTGCGGTCTACGCAGGGAGTATACCGATATGCAAATTAGATTCTATGGACGACTACGCCAGATTGTTGGACGACGTTGCTATGATGTTGCAGTGCATTCGGTAGCTGAGGCAATGCGATTTCTCTCCGTCAATTTCAATGCTCTACATCAGTATTTAGAACGTACACAACTAACAGTCCTAGTGAATGGCACACCTATCCATGACCTCCAGCTATGCGACTACGTGGGAGACGGCGTGATTGACCTAATCCCTAGCATCAGTGGGTCACAGGTTGAGTCTGCAATTAGTGGAGAATTGCTGCGAGGAGCGGCATTAGACGGACTGACACTATTTGGATTGGCGCAAAGTCAGGTTGACATTGGTACTGCTCGGGCATTATCTACTGGTGGCACATCCCAACTACTATCACCAATACCAAGCATTGGCAGCCCTAGTACTGGTAATTATGAGGCAAACAGCAATGACCATCCCAAAAATAGACCTGAGCTATCGACTACTGAGAATGGTGAGAAAACGTACAATTTCTCTGGCATTAGTAACTCTAGTCAACCTGGGTCTCCGTTACCAATCCAGTATGGTATGCCAATTGTGGGCAGTATCATCATATCGCTAGGCATTACGGTTGACGAGCGAGGCAAAACAAAATGACAATCAAACAGATTGGTGGTGCATTTGGCGGCGGCGGCGGTGGATACACTCCACCTCCACCTCCTCCACCACCACCACCACTGCCAGCATTACCACCATTGCCACCACTGCCAGACCTACCAGCGCAGTATCAGCCAACTATCACACCTAACAATTTATTTAATGACTCCTATATTGATGTTCTAGAGTTGATTGGCGAGGGAGAGATTGAGGGACTAGCGACTCGCGTCCCAAATTTTACGGGCACATATACTCAGTCTGCAAAAACAATTACTGTCACGCATAACTCTCCCGTCCCATTAATACCAAAAACGGTTGGTACATTTACGTTTACTGGTGGTGCTAGTGCTGACAATGGGGCACGCATAATTGATAGCATTATCAGTACAACGCAATTCACTGTACTATCTAACACGTCTCGTACGGTTACATCCAGCGCTGTTACTGTTACCAACATGCTCGGTCTGGATTCAATTTATTTCGATAAAGTCCCGCTCGTGCAGAGCGATGGCACATCGACGTTTAGTGATGTTACAGTCCAACTCGCTACTGGTACACAGGCACAACAACCGCTAGCTAATTTCCCTGACATTGATGATCAGTACGATCTAAACGAGCAGCTGGAGCGAGCAATAAATGGTGGCGTTAAACTAATACCAGTACTAAACAACAATGTTGATTTTGTAAAAATCAGTGTAGGAGTTTATGCGCTACAGCAACTAACAGAGATGGGTGATGTTTACGGGACTAACGTTGAATTTCGTATTGAGTATAGCGTCAACGTTAATGACCCGACTCCTACCTATACCATTGCGATACCCGAAACACAAACTCGTATCAGTGGTAGAACATCTCAACCATTTCAAAAACAATTTGGATTTGCGCTACCTGCCAACGTAAACGGTAGAACAATTCGGGTTACACGGCTAACTGCTGACAGTAGTGACCCTGATAAGCTGCAGAACCGTACATTCATAGCATCGTACAATTTGATAATTAGTGCCCAATTATCATACCCAAACACAGCACTAATCGGTCTGCGTCTCTATGCTCGTCAATTTACTACAGTCCCACAACGTTCATACTGGATAAAGGGCATCAAGGTTCTAATACCAGATAATGCTAGTGTGGACTACAGCAATGGACGGCTAACCTATTCTGGAGTATGGACTGGTAATTTTGCTGCTGCTACATGGTGTGCAGACCCAGCATGGTGTTTGTATGACATGCTCGTTACCAAACGGTATGGTACGGGAGACCATATACAACCTGCTCTACTAGACAAATGGGCGTTCTATGCAGCATCACAATATTGCAATCAATTGGTCAGTGATGGTCGTGGTGGACAGGAACCGCGGTTCCTCCTGAATATCAATATCAATTCTGCTCAGGATGCGTTCACTGCTGTTAATGCGTTGCTCAGTGTATTTCGTGCAAT